TTTATACTAATTTATACGAATAATGAGCTTTAAAAATCCCAAAATGGGAACTTTTGTAACTTTAATGACAACTTATGACAATAATCTTTATAATATTAGCAGCTATTTGTAACTCGGTAATGGATGTTCTATCTACCAGGTATTATATTTCTATATTTGGAAACCTAAAGAACAGACAATTTTGGGATTGGAATATGTCCTGGAGAAACAAATGGCAGTGGGGCGAGAAAGAAAATGGCGAGAAGTTTTTTTTATCTTCTACTATGCTTTCGTTTTTAACGGATGGGTGGCATTTATTTAAAGCCTTGATGTTACTTTTTATTTCTTTAGCTATTGTAACTTATAAACCTATCTTTGGCTATTTTGATATAATCCTATTCTCTATTATTTGGGGGGTAGTGTTTGAATTGTTTTACACTAAAATCTTATTAAAATGAGTACAACAATCTTAAAGAAAAAAGCAGATGCTATATTTTCTACTTATATTAGGTTAAAATACGCTGATGAGAATTTAGATGTCCAGTGCTTTACTTGCGATAAAGTAATGCCTTACAAAAAGATACAGAATGGACACTTCTATTCGAGAGGTATATTATCTTTAAGATACGATGAACAAAATTGCAGACCACAATGCTACGGATGTAATATAGCTAAAAGCGGTAATTATATTGAATACTATAAGAGACTGGAGAAAGAAATAGGTAAAGGCGGAATGGATTTTCTTGAACACAAAAGACACCAGGTAAAGAAGATGGGTAAGTTAGACTATCAAGACTTAATTGACCTGTACACACAGAAAGTAGCTGATTTATAAAAATATATTACCTTTGTAAAATGAAAACCGAATTAGTAAGCATTAAATTAGTAAAGTCAAACCCTAATAATCCACGAATTATAAAGGATGATAAGTTTGCAAAATTAGTAGCATCAATTAAGGAGTTTCCAAAGATGCTTGAAATAAGACCTATTGTTGTAAATGATGATATGATAGTCTTAGGTGGTAATATGAGATTAAAGGCTTGTATTCACGCTGGATTAAAAGAAGTTTCAATTATTAAAGTTACCGATTTGACAGAGCAAGAACAAAAGCAGTTTATTATCAAAGATAATGTAAGCGGTGGCGAATGGGACTGGAATATGTTAGCTAATGAATGGGATGCTGAAGAACTTGATGCTTGGGGATTAGATTTACCGGTATTTATGGAAGAACCAGGTTTTGATGATTTAATAGGAGAAGATAAAAACAAACCACCTGTTATGAAAATAACATTTACAAGTCCTGAACAATTACAAAAAGCGGAAATAGAAATACAAGAATTATTAGATAGGAATTATTCAGGTTCTTATTTTAGTGTTTCAGCAGGAGAAATATGAGGTTAGAAAAAGCATCAACTAAAGCTATAAAATATGCTTGTTTAAATTTTCATTATGCTAAATCAGTACCTGTAAATACATTTGGTTATTCTGTTTTTAACAATAAAAATGAATGGTGTGGTGTTGTTTTGTATGGTACTGGTGCAAACAATAATTTAGCAACTCAATATAATCTAAATCAAGGCAATGTTTTAGAACTTGTTAGAATGGCTTTAAATGGGAAACAAGAAAGCACAAGTAAAGCACTTGCTATAAGTTTAAAATTAATTAAAAATGCAATTCCTTTATGTAAACTAATTATTAGTTATGCAGATAAAGACCAAAATCATAATGGTATAATATATCAAGCAACTAATTGGTATTATGTAGGTACATCAATGGAAAATACAAAAGATAGTAGTTGGATTGTAAATAATAAACGCTATCACGGTCGTATTATATCAGATTGGGTAAAATCTAAAGGCGGTTTAAATGGACTTTCAAGAAAAGAGTTTATACATAAATACTACGATAAAAACGCAACAGAGTATATAACAAAAGGTAAAATTAAATATATTTATGCACTTGATAAAAGTTTAATACCTTTGTGTAAATCATTAAGTAAAGAATATCCAAAGACAAGCGATAAAAGTGTAATGGTTGCACAGTTGGCTTCCAGCTAACAGGAGGGGTTCGATTCCACCTTATCGCTCAAATAAAAGATTATGGCATATAAAACAGAAGAATTAGAGAAGAAATCTTTAGAAGCTATTGATAAGCATAAATTGTTCTTTATTGAGGATGTGGTAGCGTTTTTGCCTTGCGATAAGACTACATTTTATAATCACAAATTGCACGAATTCCACACAATAAAAGAAGCACTTGAAAAAAACAAAGTTGAGATTAAAACATCTATGCGTTCAAAGTGGTATAAAAGCGAAAACCCAACTTTACAGATGGGATTATATAAGTTAATCGGCACTCCTGAAGAAGCCGAACGATTAGGTACTACTTTAAAACATACAGGCGGTATGGATTTAGGTATTACTTTCAACGAGACTAAAACCTATGATACTAACGAAGAAGCAGACTAAAGCACTCGATAGATTAGAAGACAACAAAACAAGCGAGGTTATATTTGGAGGTGGAGTAGCAGGAGGTAAATCAGCACTTGGTGTTTATTGGATAATTAAATGCTGCTTAAAATATCCAGGCTCAAGATGGTTAATGGGTAGAGCGGTTCTTAAGACTTTAAAAGATACTACCTTAAATTCGTTCTACGATGTTTGTAAACTGCAAGGTATAAAGTCAGGGCAACACTATATTTATAACGCTCAATCTAATATTATTACATTCTCAAATGGTTCGGCTATTTACTTAAAAGACTTGTTTCAATATCCTTCAGATGTAAATTTTGATGAATTAGGTTCACTTGAAATTTCTGGAGCATTTATTGACGAATGCAATCAAATCACAGAGAAGGCTTGGAATATTGTCAAGTCAAGAATAAGGTATAAACTAACTGAATTTAACATTATACCAAAGATGTTAGGCACTTGTAACCCTGCAAAGGGATATGTTTACAATAACTTTTATAAGCCTACAAAGGATGGTACGATAAGCGAAAGCAAAGCCTTTATACAATCTTTAATACAGGACAATCCTTACATATCAGAACATTATATTCAATCTTTGCAATCTTTAGATAAGGTAAGTAAGGAGCGTTTATTATTTGGTAACTGGGAATACGATGACAATGACAACGCTTTAATAGAATACGATAAGATAATTGACCTATTTAGAAACGAACACGTCCCAGCAGGCAAAGGATATATTTCAGCCGATATTGCTCGTTTTGGTAAGGATAAAACACTTATTATGGTTTGGTTAGGTTTTAGAGTAATTGAGATACATAAGTTAGCCAATAAGGCAACAAACGAAGTTGCAGCATTCATAAAACATTTATCGAAAAAACATGCAATACCATATTCGCAAATAATTTGCGATGAGGACGGCGTCGGCGGTGGTGTGGTTGACTATGGTTTTAAAGGATTCGTAAACAATAGTAAGGCTTTAACAGGTAATTACATAAACCTAAAATCAGAATGCTACTATAAATTAGCTGAACTAATAAATCAAGCTGGAGTATGGGTAATGACTGAAGATGTAACTATTAAAAAGGAATTGACCGAAGAACTTGAATGGGTGCAAAGACACAACGCTGATAAGGATGGTAAACTTGCGGTGCTACCAAAAGACAAAGTTAAAGAACATTTAGGTAGGTCTCCCGATATAAGTGATGCCTTGATGATGCGAATGTGGTTTGAACTAAAGAAGTTTGACTTTGTAGTAATGTAAAAGTTATCTAAAATTATCGTAAATTTGTAAAAATAATTGCTTATGAATCTCATACAAAGAATTAAAGCTGCTTTTATTCCTTCTCAAGGTAGTGATGCAGGTAACAAATACAATCAATCTTTATTCTCTTATTTTAACGGAATATTCTTTAACATCCCTAACAACCCAAGAGCGTATGTAAGGAGTGGTTATCAAGGCAACCCTGATGTATTTGCTATTATAAATATGATTGCAAAGAAGGCTGCTTCAGTTCCTTTCTATGTTTACGAGATAGATAACAAAAAGAGTTTTAATAGAACAAAGAACAATCCTATTAACTTACTTAAAAAAGGTTTAACGGAAGTTGAGGGAACGGATTTAAACAGGCTGATTGCAAGACCTAACGAAATGCAAAGCCAACAAGAGTATATCGAATCTTTAGTTTCTTTTTTAGAGATTACTGGTAATGCTTACTCTTATAAGTTTATGCCTGAAGTAGGAAGAAACAAAGGTGTACCAACTAAACTTTACCCTTTACCTTCACAATTTACACAAATTATAGGTAGTGGAACTTTTGAGCCAATTAGTGCTTATAAGCTACAAATAGGGAATCAAGAAATAGAATTTAAAGTAAACGAAGTAAATCATATTAAGTTCTTTAATCCTGATTATAATGTAAGTGGGAATCAATTATATGGAATGTCTCCTTTAATGGCTGCTTGGGAAACTGTTTCAAGTTCTAACGAAGGCACAAGAGCAAAGGCTAAAGCATTTATTAATGGTGGTGCAGCAGGTCTTTTATTTAGTGGGGATAAGGATGCAATGTTAGACGGCGAACAAATTAGCAAGATTAACCAACAAATTGATAGTAAACTAACAGGAGCAGATAACTATAAGAGAATCGTAGCTACTAACGGTATTGTGGATTATAAGCAAATCGGAATGTCTCCAGCAGACCTTGAAATTATTAAATCAATAGGAGCGGATAGAGATACCTTGTGTAGAGTTTTTGGTGTTGACCCTATTTTAATGGCTACTGATTCGGCTTCGTATAATAACAAAGAAATGGCTTACAAAGGATTAGTTACTAATACAGTTGTGCCTATTCTAAATCTTATTAGAGCAATGTTTAACGAGGTTGCTTTGTATTACTCTTTAAGAGATGGTAAAGAATATTAT